ATTATTGTTGACTGTCTTGGGCGAGCCATCGTTCTGAACGCCACGAGCCTTGTCAATATCAATTTTGCGTTTGCGTGTTTCAAGCAAGTCTTTGTTGGTATCAGCCAATGTTTTGATTAGTGTGGCAACCACTTCGTATGCACGAGGGTGCTCGCTATTCTTAGCAAGCATAATCAGTTCGTCTAGGGCTTTGTTTCCTTTTTTGGCAAGTTCTTGTAGGTTCTTGCGCGCAAGCTCAAAGTCCTGCTCTGCGTCGCTAGTTTCTTCGACGACTACAGGAAGCTGTTCTTCTTTTTGTTCTTCCACCACCAGCGGATTCATATCTAGTGCTTTGGTCAAATTATCCATAATGCTGTTCATAGTTTATAGTAAATCTTCTACTGTTACGATATAATCCCAATCGTCAGTGACCATGATAAAATTCTTGTCAATAGTTAACGAAGAATTAGTTGTACCAGTTCCGTTAAAGGTTGACTGGTAAGTATTGGAAACTAAGTTTGTGCTAAATGCTGACTCGACTCTCATAGATGTATTGTTAGCAATCGATGTGACGCGCTTAAATTGATTAGCAGCTTTTACATAATTACCAACTGCCATCGTTGTAGTAAATGAAGTCGCGGAACCTGTAACCAGATTACCAGAAGAAGAAATAGTTCCAGCTAAATTTGCTGTTGGTATTAATCCAGGAGTAAACGAGTAAGTTACAACAGGAGTATTTGCAGAACCAATTTCAGAATCAAACCCATCAATAAAGAAATTAGTATTAGCCATCTTAATAATTTTCTTCTCTTTAATAGGACCAAATAGATAACATTTCATGGTAAAATCTAAAGTCCAAATTAATGCCCTGCGTGTTTCAAAGTCGCCATCGTATGTGTCGTCTGAAGAAACAGAAATTAACACAAGAGGAATATCTAATGTAATGTCCATATCGTCAATTAGTTGTACGCTGTTAGTCCACTCTGGTGTAAAGAATGGTAGAATCTGTTCTAAAATCTGAGTTCCGTCTTCAGCAGACTTTACCATAATGCTTAACGAAAAGTTGATATCATATGGAACAGGAGCATATACTAGACTTCTTTTTTTAGTATCTGTTTTACTAGCGATAGTATAACGCTGAATTGTTTTTAATTTACGCTCGCCTGCGTATGTCATTGATGTAATCTCAAACCCCATGTACGGCAAATTGATTGCTGTTGGTTTTGAAAACGAAGGATCATCTTCGATTCGAGAAAGCAGTTTATCTCTTGGCGAATACGCAATAGGAACTTTGATTCGCTTCTGAACCGCGCCAGCAGAATCGCGTCTGGAAACAACTATGTTATTAAACATCGTTCCAAATACTACGACATAGCGTCTTATATGTTCGTGGTAAAACTCGTGACCAAACATTAGTAATTATTTCCTTCTGAGAACGGATCCATTTCTGTAAAGTCAAGTATGCCTGATTGACCATCAATTTCAAATTCTTGATTCATTGCATTTGAATCTTCTAGTACAATATCTTCTGGGCTTGCTGTTCCAATACTAACATCAAGTTCTGCATATACTGAATCTATGTCTGGAATTCCTGTATCAAATGTTTCGTTGTTATATTCAAACAACTCGCAAGAAATATCCCAAGTTTGCAATGAACCAAGCTGATAGAATATAGCTTCGTGCTCAACAAACATAATCTTATACATCTTACGATTTAGTGGGAACCAGATTAAATCGCCTTCTAATGGTCGCACCATGTTTGCTTCTTGTGTAAGAACTTCACTAGCAAAACTACGACGAGAAATAGTAAAGGTAATTCGATCGCGAATCTCGATACCAAATTTTGAGATAAAATCTCCCTCGCCATCAAATCCATCTACGTTCTTAATATACATTTCGATAGGATGCGCGGTGTTATAAGTCGCTAGTTCTTCTTCGCGAAATATTGTATCGCGATTAAGGACGCGCTTTGGCAGATAATACAAATCAATACCATAGATTTTAATTGATTCCACAACTAAATCTTCGATTAGATTTTGCTCCATCGAAGATTGAAAGTTGTTAAAGAAAAAGTTGGTGGCCATCAGCCAATCATATCCATATTTGGAAGCGAATAGCTGTTTAGCATTTCTTCTTCCATCTTGGCAAGCTCGGCTGCTGCGTCGTCAAGAATTTTCTCGCCGTTAAATTGAACGCCACCAGGAAGATTCAACCCAACAAACTTAGTAAGATTTGAACCCCACTGATATTTAATCTTTGCGGTGCAGTAGTTCTGAAGCCAACGATCGCTCCAAGCATCAGTCCATATATCTGGGTCAACGATTTCGTATGCTTCTACGATAATGTAGTGTCCTACTTCTAACTTATTCCAGTCCATGTCAATATGCAAACGATCACGATGGCGCTCGTAACGGATAGGTTGTTTACCGACCAATAATTCTTCTAAGAACTGAATGTGTTGCATAGCCATAAAGTATGGCACCATTGACTGACTCGTTAGAGTGTATAGGTCATTTAGTGCAATCTGATAGCGGATATTGAATAGGTTGTTGGTATTGACTGCGTCACCGATATCAAAGATATTAATCGCGCCGATGATGTTCTCTGGCATTGTGATATATTTGTTTGTTATATCGTCGCCCGTTACTATGTGCTTGTAGTAGGTTCTATGTGAGCCATCAAAGTGATAATCCCAGAAATAACGAATGGACTCGTCAATACGGTCTTCGACTTGGTCGTCGTCGACGTTAATCTCGATGACTGGCTTACCCAGTTTACGAAGGCAATATTCTTTGAATTGAGCTCTGGTAGCAGGAACTGCCATGTTTATTCTCCGTGTTATCCGAGGATATTATCTCGAATATCCTTTATCCAGTATTTAGTAGCTTCACCGTTTTGTTTAATTCTATTATAAGTTGACGCTGGCAGATAATCTTCGACTTGCTCGGCATAGTCCAGATAGATGTCAAACGGATATCCGAACGTTTCTTCAGGATATAGATCCTCGTACTTCTTAATGGCTGGCATCCAGAAGTTAATCACGCAAGCCTGTGCCGACTTAACATTATGCATGACGGTTTCTCGCGCTGAAATAGCTGTACCGATTAGAGCATCATGCTTCATGTTATACTTTCGTGGCATATTAAACTGTTGTTTAGTATTCGATAGTTCTTGTAACAATGTGCTATCAATGCTAGAAAGTTCTTCAAATTTATCCATATTTACAGCAAAAACATTAGCGTCAAATGAGCTATCGTTTCTAGAAAGCCCAATCATATGATACATGTTTAATTGTTTATTATCTCCGTAAACACGAGGTTTGCTGATTGCTAACTTATGCGTTTCTAAGCTATCCATAATTTCATCAGTAAATGGATCTCTTAGAATCAACACACCAGCTGTAACGACAAAATGTTTTCCTTTGCCACTAAGACCAGTCAGTACATCTATTACACAACTAATAGAATTAGCTTGATCCCAGTCATCAACAACGAATACTTCTGTTCCGCAAAACTTCGTAACCATTTTATCATAGTCTTTGAATATTTCAAACTCAGCATTCTTATGAATATTCTCTTCGTACATTTTATTGTACTTGTCAACCTGAGATCGTGGTACCAAAACTATTAGCTTATCGTGCGAAGAGTTTTTTAGAGCTGATTTGATTGTTAGAAACGACCCGTGATGCGTTGCTATAATAACTAAAGTTTTCATTCTTTGTGCTTGTATGTTTCTTTCATGTGGGCAAAATACTTATCGATTCGTTCCTGATAGTTGTCATGATAAATACAAACAAATCCAGATTCAGGATGTGAAAACAGAGCAGCCAGTTTATTGTAAAGTGTATCCTTGACACCACAGCGGTCAAGTGCATTGTAAACGTGCTCGAATGTACCGCGACCCTTGCGTTCTTTTAAGTCAATTAATCCTATTTTTTTACCAAGAAGAGTAGCAGACAAACCAGTTTCTGAACTCATACAAAAATATGCTTTATCGCATTTCTTTAGAAGCGGATATAAAGCTACATCATTGTTAATGCACTTGTCACCCCAACGTTTCATCAACATTGTTTGCCAAACCTTAGCAGTAATTGGATGCAACTTAACGT